ATTTTGTTTTGGAAATACGTTTAATACGAAACGTAATAGATTGTTAACTAATTAATGCTACATAGGGGAAAGGGTAGCATATTTGAATATACATATATGTGTATCTACGAAAAATGCATTTTATAAAAAAGAAATGCCCCGTTTGGGGCATCAGTCTTAAAATACTATTTTAAGAGGGGTTATTTTTTCTTTAAATCAGCTGCTGCTTTTTTACCTACTTGTTTAGCATTCTCGTTTATTTGTTTTTCAACTGAGGTAGAAATAGCTGTGATGACTTTATTAATTTCGTTTTCTAGGGGGCCAAAGTTATATTGGGCTCCCATTTTGGTGAGAGTTTCTTTTAAGTATTTAACCTCAGCATTAAGTGTAGATTTACATTTAGATACTTTAGTTTTAACATCATTTAATTCTTTAGTAGATTGTATAAGCATAGTGTTTTATTTTAAAATATTGGACAAGTACCATTAGCGCAAAGTATGTCTGTGATAATGGAGTTTACTTTTTGGTATTGGTTGTTTTGGTTTGGTAATTTAGATTCATTCATCATACCTGCTTCTTTCATATATGAACCTGGGTTAGAAGGTGTTGATACAAAGTCCCAACATAATAATTCAAAGTCGTCTTGTACTTCCATCAATTCACCCATTTGTTTAAGTGAACCCATACCACGAGAAGATACACCTACTGGTATAGCATTTTCAAATAATGATTTTAATATATTACCCGATGGGGTTGGGAGGATTTCAATTACTCCCATTACATTATCTTGTTCCCAAAATATTTTTTTAATGTTATGAGATACATTTTTTAAATTAATAATGGAAGAATCTGGGTGGTCTAATTCACCTAATGCTCTATTAGCATTAACATTTTCCATATACTTATCAATTTCTCTTTCCCATAGGTCTTTTGAATAATAGCGACCATTGCCGTTTTTTACTTCGGCAGTTGCCAATATACCTTGAACAAGTATGTTTCCATTTCCACTTTTACCTTCAACTAACTTGACAGGTTTAGCCGCAAATGTTTGGGTTTCAATAAGTATCTGTTTCATAATGATTTAAATCTATGTCTACGGAAATACACCATAAGATCATCTAAATCTGCGTAGTGTTGTTGTAGTTCTTTTAAAGTATCTTTATATTCTTCAATTTGGTTAGCAGCATTTGATATTCTGCTATCTAATTCTTCTAATTCATCATACATCTTATCATCTTCAGAACTTAATTCTCCACTTTTTTGGTATATTTCATCATATTCACGAAGATGAGAAGACACATCTTGATTAAAATTATTAATAATATTTAAATCCTTTTCTACTTGCTCAATTAAAGAAGATAGTTGAAGAGCAGTATCATAGTAATTAATATTTTGTTCTATGATTTTAGTTAAGGTTGATTTCCAAGTAGCAGTTTTGTTAAGATCCAAATCAGATAAAAATTTGTCTACCCCAGATATTAATTCAGCAGGATTATCAAACATTTTAGCTTCAGCTAAAACTACATCCCATTGTTCTTTAATAAGGTGTTTTAATTCTGCTCGAGTCATATTATTTTTATGCTTTGCGTCTTGCTAATTCTGCTTTGACCATTTGTATTTCTTCTTCATTACCTTCAAATCTTGATAGATTTATAATCATATCATTAAGTGCATCGTTTGAGTATTCTGAGAAATTATTTTCAGAGAGTGGGGCAGCTTTGATTTGTTTTAGAATATGGGCAACAGCATCATCTACTCCACCTTCAGGTTTACTATGATCTAAAAATGTATCTACAATATTAGTTTCATTTTGGTTGAGGTATTTTAAAGCTTCAGCATTGCCTTTTAACTTACCAGCAACCATATCACTAAATTTTTCTTTATCAGCACTTGGTTCAGGTTGAAGTTCAGTTAATACTTCTTTAACTAACAAGTAGATTTGAGAACGTAATACTGATTCTTTTAAGTCACCGTAACCTGAAGATTTGTGTTTGCCTTTAGCTTCTTTTGGGGTGCCTAATCCAGGAGCATCAGTAATATATCCTAAACCTTTAACACCAAATTGACCATCCTTAACATAGTGGTTAATATCCTTAGCTAAATTTTTAGCTACAATAGCTCTTAATTCATCAACATGCTTACCTTCATTTTTAGGATCCTTCATTTCAGCATAGTATCCTTGTAAAAATTCTTGACCAAACACGTTATCATAATTCTTTTCATCCTTATAATCGTAGCCACGAGTAGCCATATCGGTTACGTCTTTGGTAGTTTCTTTTTCTTCAGCTTTAGCTTCTTTAGCTTCTTTAAGATGCTTTAAGTGTTGTAAACCAAACTTTTCTATGTCTTTTTCTCGTTTTTCGTATTGGTCTATTTTTTCCTTATACTTTTTATCATCATCATCTTCTTCTTCATCTTCATCATCTTTCTTTTCCTTAAGCTTTTCCATGTTTTCATTAAAGATAGCATGCCAATCTTGCTTTTTACCTGTGGTAACTATACCACCAATGCCTTCAGATAAGATACTTTTATTCTTTAATACAGTAATAGTATCACTATATGATAATACTGGGGTAACAAGGTCTGGGAAATTATAGCGAGCAAGTTTCATAAAGTATGCTTTGTCGCCTTTACCTTCTTTAATAAGGTTATATTGTGCCTGGAGTGTTTTCATTTGATTTTAATAATGTTAAAATATCTTCTAGGTTGTCTTTAATTAAGTCTGTACTGTAAAGAACCTTATAGCTAGGTTCCTGTTCGTAACTTTGTTGTGTTTCTAATTTAGCGCGTTTAAGGCGTTCAATTATAGCTTTTAGGTTATCTTCTATAATGTCAAAGTCTAATAAGCGTTTAGTAATGAATTTTTTTAATTTTTCATTATCTGTATTTAAACCCGACACAAATGTTTCTATGTCAAATTTAGAATTTTCTTCCCACAAACGTTCTACATCAATACCGTGGGCAGCTTTATTTAGTTTTTTTTGATTTACACGTTTAAAACCCATTTTAGCAGATACACCCAGACCTTCGCCTGGGGTAACAGAGGCGCCAGTGCCTGTAGCGCTGGCTTCTTTTAGGCGTTGGGCCACAAGTTCTTTTATTCGTTCCCTACTAATCATTTTGCGGTTTCTAACTCTTCAACTAATTGATAATATTGAAGAAGATTAATTAAATGATCATCATTAACCTTATCTGTTTTACCTAAACTTGGTAAAATGTTTACAACCTCATTTACTTTAATTTGAATAGCTTTATTAGTAACCTTTTTATTTAAGGCTAATAAAGTATTTTTAATTTCAGTTATTTTAGTATTATAGAACTCTTTTAATTTAGGTGTGTTGTCAACACTATTGATGAATTCTTTTAGTGTTGATTTTTGATTTGAATTTAAATCCGCATACTTATCATTAAATTTTTCTAATAATACTCTATATGCTAACACACGAATGTCTTTATCCTGGTTTTTAAATTCTTCTAAAACATTTTCTTTAACTTCCTCTTTATTAATATTTGAGCTAGTTAAATATTCTAATAAAACTGTTTTATTTTCTATAATTTGGTTAGGATTAGACAAGTTTTCACTGTTGTAAACCTCTAAAAGTGTAAATAAAGCAGCTTGTGCTTTGTAGTTTGGTAATTTGGTTTTAAAGAATTCTTCTAAACCATAATGATTTTTGATTTCTTTAATCAAATTGTACTTTTGTCTTCTTAGGATAGAACGATTTAAATGCTTAGAACTTTCTATAATGGTGCTAACCACCATATCTGCTTTAGCTTCACTAGTATTAGTGTATCTAAAAAAGCTTTCGTATAATTTATACTCTCTCCCCAATTCCGTCTTAGTAAAATACTTTTTAAGGATACCCACAGCTGGAGGATTTTCAACTCCTGATAAGGTATCGGCTGTAATTTGTCTTACTAATAATTCAAAAAGAATACCGGTATTTTTATACTTTGAATGTTTTATAGTCATTCCTAAGGTAATATTTTAATTATAAATATATATAGAGATATTATTCTCGTATTTGTGATTCGTCAAGCAATGAAGATTCTTCTTTTTTAAGTGATAATTTTTTATCTAAAGATTCTAACAAAGTTTTATTTTTATTTTTAGTCTCTAAAGCTAAAGGTGATCCACCTTTAAAATTATTCTTTAAAGATCCATCTTCACCTGTTGCGTCTCCTTTTTTCATACCAGCATTACCTAATCTGTCTTTACCAAATATGTTATCCTGGGTATTAATATTAGATGCTTTTTCTTCAGGGCGACCTAAGGTTTCATCCTTATCGTAACCATCAGGAACACCCATATTGTTTCTTCCAGAACCATACAATGCTGCTAAATCATGAGGTGTACCATATGATTTACCTGATTCAAGTGGGTCGTTACCTTCATTTTCAATTTGTTTGAATCTGAAGGTGCGTTTTTGGTCTTCAGCAATTAAATCTCTATACTCATCATATTGATCCTGGCTTAGGTGGAATACATTGTCGTAAATCCAATCTGTAGGAAGCAATTTAACTTCCATGAGACTACGAGCCAAATCAACTTTTTCCTTCATTAACGCAATTCTTTCTTGATCGTAAATGATAGAAGGAGTAGTTAATGATAATTCAAAATTAGTTAATTGTTCGTTTCTATAGCCTTGAGTATACAAATGTACTAACGCTATTTTATTTAATTCCGAAAGTATAATACGTTGAATGCGATCAATTGTACGAGCGAAACGAATATCTTCAGCTGCTAATGTTGCTTTACCAGTTAAATCTTTCTCATAACCCATAAATGCTTTAGGTACCTTTAAGGCAGCAAATAATTTATCTCTTAAGTAAACCACATCATCAATTGCAGTATAATCTAAACCTTTAGTAGTGTCAATTTTAGTAGTAGTATCATTACCACGAACTGGGATGAAGAAGTCTTCTAATGAATTTTGTAGATTATATTTTAAATTATATTCACCAGTTTGTGGATCTTGAAATGGAGTCCTCTTCATTTGAGTAATAGTCTTCTGCATAAAGTTCTCTACTTCATTAGGTGGAATAGAACCTACATTAACATAAAATACTCGTTTTTCAGGAGCACGAACAATGCGGTGAATCAACATTGCATCTTCCATCAAAATATATTGTTTAAACAACTTACGAGCAGGCTCAAGGTATGAACGGCCGTATGGGAGATAATTCACATCAGTAATTAATCTGAAGTGGGCCATTTCGTAGTTATCAAAATAAAGTGATGAGTCGTTTTTGTTAGTACTATAAGTACCTTGCCCTGTTACACCATAATAACCTGTAGCGCCACCTGAAAAACCATCTGGGCTAAATCTGTATCTTACTTCAGCTGGGTTTTTAGGGTCGTAATGTTCTTCTCTCATGATGTGATATGCAGTGTATGGGATAACATTGTATACTCCGAATTTCTCTGCAATTTCTAGTTTTAAGAAGAAGTCACCATACTTACACATTTGGCGAATCCAAGACCAAAGATTAAACTCAATGTTTAATACATCATAAAACAAGTTATATAATATTTTTTGTGTATCTTCGTCGCTACTTTTAATTTGAAGTACTTCACCCATGTCATTTTTAAGAGTACATTCGTCTGCGATTATATCCAAAGCAGATGCGATAATAGCGTCTGTATCCATTGCATCATAATCTGAGTATACTTGGGTGCGTAAAAACCTCCAGTTAAGGTTTAATTGGGCACCATACAATGAGGTGCTGTTACTAGAGTAAATACGATTAAATCTGTCTACTAAAGCGTTAGTTTGGAATTCACCGGTTGATTGGATGCTGTTTACATCCATTACTTTAAGCTGATTACCACCAGCATTACGAATTATTACATCTGTTGAGAATAATTTCCTTAATCTTGAAAAAACACTTGTATCAGCCATTTAAATTAAATTATAT